TGTTGGAAGTACGTCTGAACGAACCAGACGATTTCCTCAAGGTTAGAGAAACCTTATCTCGTATTGGAGTTGCTTCTCGCAAAGATAAAACACTCTTTCAGTCTTGCCATATCTTGCATAAGCAAGGTAAATATTACATCGTACATTTCAAAGAATTATTTGCATTAGACGGCAAGGATACAAACTTGTCTGAAAATGATATCGCAAGAAGGAATACAATCGCTAATCTTTTAACTGATTGGGGATTGGTGGATGTTGTGGGAACATCAAAGATTGAGGCAGCACCCTTGTCTCAAATTAAAGTAATCAGTTTCAAGGAGAAGGGTGAATGGAAACTTGAAACAAAATATAATATTGGGAAAAAGAAAGAAGGTGAATAATAATGAAACCAGGCGAATATATTATGGCTGCTGCAAAGAAGCAAGCAGAAGGAGAAGTTGCAACACATATTGCAAATATTAAAGTATACCAAACAATGCCTGCTGGTATCGGAGAACATTCTGATGTCACAGAAGCAGTAATTGAAGAGTTGAACAAACTCGCAGCTGCAGACGATAGATTAGAGATGATTAACAAATATTTTTCAGAAGAACAACTATCTCTTTTCTCTTGACAATCACGAACCAAGGTGATATAACTATATTATGAGATTTTACACTAATGTTGTCCAGTGGGGCAATCAAATACTTGTAAGAGAATACAAGAACGGTGAGAGACTTAATCACAAAGTTAAGTACTCACCGACTTTGTATGTTCCTGTCCAGAAAGAAACTGGATGGAAGACCCTTGACGGTAAGAATGTCATGCCATACAAACATGACACTATCAAGGGTGCAAAAGAATTCATACAACAATATCAAAACCAACCCCATCTAGTTTTTGGGTTGGACAGATTCGCATACACTTACCTGTCAGATACTTATCCAGACCGTGTTGATTGGGATAGTGACAAGATTCTTGTATGCACAATCGACATCGAAACTCAATGCGAGAATGGTTTTCCAGACCCAGAGAAAGCAGAAGAAGAGATGCTTTCTATCACAATCAAAAACCAAACAACAAAGAAGATTGTGGTATGGGGTATTGGTGACTACCACACTGACAGAGAAGATGTAACCTACATCAATTGTTCTAATGAGAACGAACTACTTGCATCGTTCATGAACTTTTGGGTTAAACATTATCCAGATGCAATCACTGGTTGGAACACGGAGTTCTTTGATATTCCGTTCCTTATCAATCGTGTGACCAAGGTTCTTGGTGAAGACAGAGCAAAAGAGTTTTCACCTTGGGGTAATGTGTCATCACGTTCTGTTTATAGTCATGGTAGACCACAACAGGTCTATGATATCCAAGGTGTTGCAAACCTCGACTATCTACAACTATATCAGAAGTTTACATACACAAGACAAGAATCATATCGACTTGACCATATTGCTTCAGTCGAACTTGGTGCAAAGAAAAACGAAAACCCATATGACACTTTTCGTGATTGGTACACAAAAGACTATCAATCATTTATTGACTACAACATTGTTGACGTTGAACTTGTTGACCGTCTGGAAGACAAGATGAAACTGTTGGAGTTGTTGTTCACTATGGCCTATGAAGCGAAGGTGAACTATGAGGATGTATTTGGACAGGTGAAGTATTGGGATGTTCTAATTCACAATTATCTCAAGAAGAAGAAAGTTGTTATTCCTCAAAAGTCAAGTCAATCAAAGTCTGACAAGTATGAAGGTGCATATGTCAAAGAACCACAGGTTGGACAACACAAGTGGGTAATGTCATTTGACTTGAACTCACTGTATCCACACTTGATTATGCAATACAATATGTCGCCTGAAACACTTGTCACAGGTGATTACATGAAATTGACTGTAGATAATATGCTTCAAGAAACACCGATTGATATTCCAGACAGATGTACTATCACACCAAATGGTGCTTTGTATCGCAAAGACAAGAAGGGTTTCCTTCCAGAGATGATGCAAGAGATTTACGATGACCGTACTGTTTTCAAGAAAAAGATGTTGAAAGCAAAACAAGACTTTGAAGATACCAAAGACCCCAAGTATCAAAAGTTTATCAGTCGTTATAATAACATCCAGATGGCAAGAAAGATTTCACTAAACTCTGCTTATGGTGCGATTGGTAATCAATACTTCAGATACTATGACCTTGCGATTGCAGAAGGTATTACTAAAGCTGGTCAGTTGTCTATTCGTTGGATTGAGAAAAAGATTAATCAATACCTCAACAAACTGTTGGGTACAGACACAGACTATGTTATTGCATCTGACACAGATTCAATCTATGTTACATTTGATGCGTTGATTGACAAAGTAAAACCAAACAATCCGATTGACTTCCTTGACACGATTGCAAACGAAAAGATTGAACCGTTTATCGACAAGTCGTACAAACAACTTGCTGACTATGTTCATGCATATGACCAGAAGATGTTCATGAAACGTGAAGTGATTGCAGACAAAGGAATCTGGACTGCAAAGAAAAGATATATTCTCAACGCATGGGATGTGGAAGGTGTTCGTTACAAAGAACCATCTCTCAAGATTATGGGTATCGAGGCTGTCAAGTCTTCAACGCCTGCACCATGTCGTGAGAAGATTAAGGAAGCATTGAAGATAATCATGTCTGGTGATGAGAAAGAACTTAACACTTTCATCCAAGACTTTCGTAAGGAGTTTATCAACTTACCTGTTGAGGAGATTGCATATCCTCGTTCTGTCAATGGACTAAAGAAGTTTCGTGATAGTGCATCTATCTATCGTAAAGGAACACCCATGCATATTAAGGGTTCACTCATTTACAATCATATGATAAGTGAAAGAAACTTGAATGCTAAATATCCTTATATTCAAGAAGGTGACAAAATCAAGTTCATTCAACTACGACAACCAAATCCATTAGGTGCGAATGTTATTTCGTTCATGACGAAAGTTCCAAAAGAACTTGACATTCACAAGTATATTGACTATGATACACAATATGAAAAGGCGTTTGTTGAACCCTTGACCTTCATCACTGACAATATCGGTTGGATGATTGACAAATCATTCGGTACACAAACAACACTTGAGGACTTTTTTACATGAGCGAACTATACGAACTACTAAGAAATAGTACTGACCATACAGGTTTACCTGTTATGAGAACAAATCAGTTTCTAAACACAATTGAAAAATTTGGAAAAGAAGAGTTTCGTAAGGTTCTTGCCGAATATATTACAAATGAAAAACCCCCATTTCCTCTTGCAGAATTTAATAAAGAGAAGGTGGTTACCAACTTTCGTAAACTAGAGAAGGCAGATTTTACTGATTATCTTTCGGTAACGGAAAACGATAGAGTTATTGAAAAGTATGATGATTACAAATATCCATATAGTGAATATGGACTTGGTTTAATTGATGCACCACCTAAGTTTAATTACTGTGCAGATTCATTTATGAATGACCTTAGAATGGCGTGTGGTTCTTATGGTTACAAAGCGCCTGTAGAAAGATGGAATGATGGTGATAATCTTTGGGGTGCATTCGGGCCTATCTTTCGTGGTGTGAATGATAATCAAGAATTGACAGGTCGTACATACATCATGGCGTTTCGTCTTGGTACTTACATTGCAACGCAGTTCAAACCTATTGTTGCAAAAACAGTTTACGAAATGACTGATGCGAAAACTGTACTGGACACATCTATGGGTTGGGGTGATAGACTAACTGCATTCTTTGCCTCCAATGCAACACACTATATTGGTTGTGACCCAAATCCAAATACGTTTAAAAGATACCACAAGATGATTGAATTTTATCAATCATTGACAGGCAACAAAAAGACTGTACAGATTTATCGTTGTGGTGCAGAGAATCTTCCTTGGGATGAAATCAAAGATGTTGACTGTGCATTTACTTCACCACCATATTTTTCAACAGAAAGATACAATGAAGGTGGTGAACATGAAGAAGACCAATCATGGGCAAAGTTCAATGAATATGAAGCGTGGAGAGATGAGTTTTATCTTCCAGTTGCACAAAATAGTTTCAACTCACTGCGTGAGGGTGGTGTAATGATGGTAAATATTCTTGACCCAAAAATCAAAGGTAAGAGGTATCGTTCTGGTGATGAACTGGTGGATATGTTGCGTCCAAACTTTATTGGTCAAGTTGGTATGAGAATTATGCAACGTCCACAAGGGAAAAGTGTTTTCTCTGATGAAAATGGAAACTTTGACAAGAATGCAATGGATGAATATATGAACAAGATATATATTGAAAACGTCTGGTGCTTCTCTAAAAACTCTAACAAAGACCTCTTTAGACACAAAAGAAGAAATACTCTGGAAAGTTTCTTTTCATGATACATTTAGAAAGTTGTATTGATACTTTAAAAAGAGACATCAAGTATGATTATGTACTTACATCTCCACCAGACTATGCAGAACTAGGTATATCGGCACATACAAATGAATGGGAAGAATTTTTAGATAGTTGGATATCACTATTGAAACCCACAAATAATCTAGTTACTGTTTGCACCACTGATAGAAAGGGTGACGGCAAAATATATCCAAAACACATAAAGGTAATTAGTGTATTTGAAAAGAACGGTTGGTTTTTAAGGAAAACAAATATATGGGTTAAGTCATATAAAGTAAATATGTTTCGTATGAATTATATGCATATACTCACCTTTGCAAAGAAACCATTTAAATTAAAAAACCCACACATGGTGGATGTAATATTAGATGAAAGGTCAACTATAGTAGATGGATTTAAGTATGGTATGAGTCCACTAGTTTGTCGCATGATGATAGAGAACCACACAAATGAGAATGATGTAGTATATGACCCATTTATGGGAAGTGGTACTACTGCGATTGCAGCTCTAGAGATTGATAGGAATTATCTTGGAAGTGAGATAAATGAAGAGTATTACAAATTGTGCAATAAAAGAATCAAAAGTGACTTGACAAACAGTAACTTATTTGGTATGATACTGGAAAATAATAGAGGATAAATTATGACTGTCGATTTTAGAAAGTATACGGAATTCGTAGATGAGGTGACAAGTGATGCATCTAAGGATGCTGACTACTTTACTGAATCGTGCGAGATTATTGAAGAACAGGGTGTGCAACCAGAACGCATTCTTACTGCTGCAATCGGTATCACTGCTGAGGGTGGTGAGTTTGCAGAGATTGTTAAGAAGTGTTTTTTCCAAGGTAAACCCTTTGATGAAGATGCCCAATTCCATGCAAAACGTGAGTTGGGTGATATTATGTGGTACATAGCACAAGCGTGTATCGCACTAGATATTACTATGGATGATGTGATTGAAACAAATATCGAAAAGTTGGAGTCAAGATACCCAGGCGGTTTTGATGCGTATCTCTCCGAAAATCGAAAGGATGGTGATATATAACTATGGACTTTTTGAA